AAGGGCGCACGAATGAGCCACACATCAACCATGAGGATTGTTTATAACGAAGATATCTCATTGGCTGATGCGTTGGCATTGAATACTGAGGATGGAAGAAGTCCATACATGATTTTGAAAGAGGAGAGAGAGATGGCTAAGAAGGGGTCTAAAACGAGCGCTAAGGCTGTGAAAACACTTGGGGAATATGTGGATAGCAAGCGAGTGGTTGAGAGCAATGGTGAGGCAGTATTGGCTTATAACAGCAAGTTGGAGATAGTTAGTCTCTTATATGGAAAAATATATAAAGACAAGAAGACGATAAATGACTTAGACCTAAAAGCTATCGAGATTGCAGAAACGATAGGTTTAACCAATCAGCAGTTCGCACATGACCTAGAACTGTGGCTGAGAGCCAGACCAGAGCGGCCTGACTCAATCATTGACTACAGTCGTGGCTTGTAACGTACCCAATCGGTGGTATGCATACGGCACAGGCAGAGGTGTGTGTGTACAAAGAAAGCATCATGCCCTCTGCGCTTGGCTGGAGGCTGTCTGCCAGCGAGGCGGCATACCTCTCCCCCCCACCTTGCCACTATGGGCGGGGTGTATCACTCAAATTTTCCCCACTTTTTTACGGAGGCATCATGGAAGAGCAAGAGAAGTTGAAAAGAAAGCTGCACAGCTGTAGCCTTGGCTTACTGAGACAGGGTTTCTCCCTGCAAGCAGTCATTCATGCGATGATAGTGGAGTCTCAGAGGCTATCGGATTCAGCAAACGTAGTAGAGGCAATAGAAGAAAGTAAATTTAAACCATAAGAGGAGAGAAGTATGGACTATGAAATGAAAGAAGGTAGCTTTAAGCTATTCGTTAACGATAGAAAGCGCGGAGAAACAGATGCGGATTGGTCTGGCAGTATCAAGCTGGCCGATGGCCTTGAGTATTGGTTCAATGCGTATGAGAAACAGGCTAAGACAGGCAAGAGGTATCTATCCGGGAAGATCGGCAAGCCCAAGCAAGCTGGGTTTACTGCTCGCGGCAACGATGAGATGCCTAAGTCAGATAGCGATATTCCATTCTGATGGCTAGAGTTAAGTCAAATCTGAGTACGCAGATCCCCTCCATGCAGAACTGGGGTGGGATTCGGTCTATACAGAAGAGGTTAGAGCGCTCCGCTACCATTATGGAGAATAAGGAGGCGGTGGCTTATAGCCTACTCTGTATGGCCAACACCAAGATTACGGATATTATGGAGTGGGATGACCAGGGCAACATCCAAGTTAAAGCATCTAAGGATATTCCCGAACACGCATTGCAAGCCATTAAGACGATTAGAGTGAATAAAGATGGGAACCTAGAGTTAGAGCTGTACGATAAGGTTGGAGTCCTAAGATTGCTGGCTAAGGCCTCTGGATTGCTCGATAGCCCAGATGATTCGGATAGGCCATCGGTTATCGGCATCAATATCAAGCCACCCGATATTGAAGACGTAGAAATAAAATAACAACAACCCCTTTACTTTTCTATTTTTTTAGGAAAGAATCTCGTTTATAGCGATATCGCTATTTAACTGAGGAGAATGTGATGACCACGTTTACAACTGAAGATAGAGAGAACTCAATGCGGGATATGTGCGAGCATTGTGGCGAGCCGTTACCGATTGATGAGGTTCACCATTGTGCAAATACGGAGCCGGTACCCTTTGCTGGCTTTATCTCAACCGAAGATGAAGAGTCCGATAGCCACAAGCTGTGCCGCTTGGCTAACGATATGGAATCCAGCATTAATCTGAGATTAAACAGAACTGGTGTACGCTGGGCGGGAGACTAAGATGCCAATTAAATCTGAGTTCTGGCACATCCTACAAAAGCATATTGCGCTGAGAAAAGCCAATAAATGAGTGCCTGGTTGATTATTGTTACAGGTCTGATTTATGGCTACATAGCTGTAGAGCAAGGACTAAAGGGTAACGTGCCTATGGCGGTGGTGTATAGCGGGTATGGGTTCAGCAATATAGGGCTTTACCTATTGGCCACTAAATAATCACCGCATGAATCACCGCATAATGTGTAACTTTTTATACATAATCGTTACCATATGTATACATTACGTAACATTTTTATAACATAACAAGCAAAAGGAAAATCTCGTGAAAAAAGTAATTATTGTTGGTATTGCAGTATTGTTAACAGCCTGTGGAACCACGCAACAAGTAACACCACCACCACAGCCAATGCAAAATGCAGAGTTGGTCTTAGATAAAACGGCTTATCCAATGAGCCGCAACGAGACAGTTAACGCTGCAATGGAGTGCGAGGCCGGTGGTATGAGAGCTGTTATTGTTACCGCCAAACGTAGAGTTGGTACTGTGGTGTCCGATATCGTTATAGACGTTTATTGTGCGCCACGATACAAGCTAACGTTATATTAAAGCTCTAGGGGGTCAAAGCCCAACTCATCCGCTACCATCTTGGCGCGATGCCGAAATGTCTTATCGTGTTTCTGCCAAGCAGCTGTTGAAGTATTCCAACGACTAGCGTGGATCATTTCGTGCGCCATCGTGGTGAGAGCTGTCGTGAGCCAGCCACAACGAGCAGCCGAGATAGTAATGACGTGTTCATGCTTGCCCCCATCATCGTGGAGGTAGGTTCCCATGGTGTCTGGATCGTGATCCACAATGAACTTAATCTGACATGGCAAAGGCATATCCCACTTATCAAAGGGTTTGCACACCACAAGCATGGTGTACATATTCTTGAGAATTGTGGATGTCAGCTGGATCATACCTTTAGCAGTTGGCCGCGAAAGTAGATTAGACCCTCATCCTCATTAACAACCTCTGCCAGCTCTGGTGGCATGAGTTTGCCGTTGATAAAGGTCAAGATTGCAAAACCCGCCCTCCAGTTGACCGGGTTGTTTTCTGTGTACGCAAACTGGTTGTCCTTAATACAGGCCATGGTGCCGGTGTCAACTCCATAGCGTGTGCCGGTGTAGTCTGTCCAGGGAGTTATCTTAAGAGAATGTAGATGCCCAGAGACAAAACTCGTACCCGATTTAATGGTGTTGTTGTAGACCGCATGAATGCCGTTATGCCAGCGGTGTTTTATCATGCAAGTCTGATTAACCATGATTGACCAGTACCATTTCCAATGAGGAGTGTGGTCAGCAATATCAAAACCCTTGATGCCCTCGTACTGAGGGGTCAAGTTTGACAATAGGCCAGAGTACCTCAAATCGTGGTTTCCAATCGTAATCATCAATTTACAGCCCGCTGGCCTTACCTTTTCAATATCCCCAAGACGTTCTTGAATCTCATCTAGCTCTTCTTTGACTGTCGGTCTTTTCTGCCAGCCAATGCGGTGGTGTTTTGAAATACTAGCAAAGTCTGCTATATCCCCATTGAGAATGACAATCTTTGGTTTCAGATACTTTACAAATTCAACAAACCCGCGGTGAGCTGTCGTAACATACTCTGGGTTGTAGTGGCAATCGGAGCCAACTAAGATTGTGCCATTGTCGATAGTGATATTGGCTTGCATCTGTTCGTCTGGAATGTAAATCTTCGGCATCCCATTAGGTTTTAAAGCATCCAAAACAATGCCATGTGTATCTTCTATTGTTCTGCGTCTTTTTAACGTATTGCGGGTGCTAAGTCCTATAGCCTTGCCAACTTTGTCAGGAGATTGATGCTCTCGCCAGATGCTTATAAACTCTTCATCGGTACACACTTTTTTAGCCATGACATACCTTATAATGGTAAAGTTAGCTAATATTAACTGAAAAGTGTTAAAAATCAATGGCTAGAACAAAAGAGATGTCAAGCAAGCAGATACCCTCAACTGGTATCAGTCTCGATTTTTCCAAGTCTCCAGAGGTTTATAAGTTCTTAACAAGCAATGCGTTTGTGCGTGGGATGATGGGGCCAGTAGGATCCGGCAAGAGCTATGCGTGTGCTGCCGAGGTGTTCATTCGGGCAATTCAGCAAAAGCCCTCCCCTATCGATGGTGTCCGATATACCCGTTTTGTCATTGTACGCAATAGCTACCCCGAACTCAAGACAACCACAATAAAGACTTGGCAAGACCTATTCCCAGAGAATACTTTTGGGCCAATGCTCTATACCCCACCGATTACACACCACATCCGACTACCAGCTAGAGATGATGCCGCTGGTATTGACTGCGAGGTAATCTTCTTAGCGCTTGACCAGCCCAAGGATGTTAGAAAGTTACTATCACTAGAGCTAACAGGGGCATGGGTTAACGAGGCACGAGAGTTACCCAAGGCTGTAATCGATGGCCTTACACACCGAGTAGGTAGATACCCTACCAAGCGAGATGGTGGCGCTAGTTGGCATGGCATCTGGATGGATACCAACCCCATGGATGATGACCATTGGTGGTTTAGGATGGCCGAGAAAGAAAAAATGACAGGGCCATACGCTTGGAAGTTTTACAAGCAGCCTGGCGGTGTTATTGAAGTTGCAAAAGATGACCTCCCAGAGAACCCAGAGGCCAATGACTGTATCTTCTCAGCGGGTAAGTGGTGGCAACTGAACAGGAAAGCTGAAAACGTAGCCAATCTACCAGCTGGCTACTATCAGCAGATGCTATTAGGTAAGAACATTGATTGGATTAGATGCTATGCCGAAGGCAAATATACCTACGTCCAAGAAGGTAGATCGGTTTGGCATGAATATGACGATAACCTCATGTCTGGAGAGACTATTTTAGACAACTCTGTGCCGATTCAGATCGGTCTTGACTTTGGTTTAACCCCAGCTGCGGTGATTGGGCAGAGGTTACCTAGCGGTAGGTGGCAAGTGATTGATGAGATTGTTACCTTTGACATGGGATTGGAGCGCTTTGGCCACCAACTCATTGCTGAAATCAACGCAAAGTATCCAGGTATGCAAGTGTTGGTATGGGGCGATCCAGCTGGTATGGCGCGGGATGCCATCTATGAGGTAACAGCTTTTGACTTCCTCAGAACTTTAGGTCTCAAGGCACAGCCAACACCCTCGAATGATTTTAAAGTTCGTAGAGAGTCAGCTGCCGCGCCCATGCAACGCTTAATTAACGGCAAGCCGGGGCTGATAGTTGACACTAAGTGCAAGCTATTGCGTAAGTCTTTGGCTGGTGGATACCATTTCAAGCGAGTATCGGTAGGCTCTGGTCAGGAGCGGTTTAGGGATACCCCAAACAAAAACGAACACTCCCACGTTGGTGATGCCTTTGGATATCTCTTGCTTGGTGGCGGTGAATACAAGCGCATGACTCGTCCAGGAGATGTCTCATCAAGAACTTATGTAGCCCAGACTGTGGCCAATAGCGACTTTGATATATTCTCAAGATGAAAGTAACCATACCTTATGAGGTATTGAATGAGGAGATGCATCCCAAGAGAGGGGTGTTCTATCTACCATTCGTGATTGACCACTTTGACCA